TCAGTCAGCCAGTCGCCGGATCGACATCACCGGCGGCTTCGGATTGGGAGCGACGAATGCGTCATTTGCGGTGTGGGCGATGGTATCGAGCAGTGTGAATAATCGCGGCCCATTCATCAAGATCGGCTCAACGACCACCGGCTACGGTATTGGTATCGGATCGGCTACCTGGGATACTGCGACCGGGACGGCGGATACCGAGATCATCGCGCTGCTTGAAGCTGTCCGCTGGATCGACACCAACGTCTTTTTCGGTGCTGGCTGGCATCACCTTACGTTCACGATCGACAACGCGGGCCTGCCGCGCATCTACAAGGATGGCGTGTTGCTCGCCAGCTACAGCGGCACGGGTGCGGTCGCGCCAGCGACGACCACCTACATCGGCGGCTACCCAGCGGTCACACGGTATTGCTCGGCATTAATCGACGACGTGACGGCATGGAGCCGGTGTTTGAATGACGGGCAAGTATGGCTGAACTACCAAGCCTCGCGGGCTGGCTACCCCAACGAACTGAATTGGATGCAGTTGGGGCGGTGGGCGCAGCAGACAGTGGCTGCATTTATCGCACCTCGGCCTTATCTCATGAATCAAGCAGTTAAAACAGCGGCCCATTACTAAGGACTTCCAATGGCACTCTATGGTATCGCAAACGGCCCCATGCAAACCGGTACTTCGCCCCTCGCGACCGTCACCACCGGCACAGCGGTGAAGACGCTACTTCAAGTGAAGCCTGGAGCAACGATCCTCGCTCGGATTGTGGAGTGGGGAATCTCCTTTGATGGCTCAGCAGCAGCTACGCCGATCAAGGTCGAGTTGATTGAAACCGATGCGGCGGCTACTGTCACCGCCTCCGTAGCGAACGATATTGTGAAGCTGGACGCGGCGGCGTTAATGGGCGGTGATCCTACCACCGCGTTAATCGCTGTTGGCACTACGTCTACTGGCTATACGGCATCTGGAGAGGGCACGATTACGACGACACGCTGCTTACACGGCCCGCACTTGATTGCACCTACCCAGCAATTCTCGTGGCAGTTTCCGCTAGGTCGTGAGCCGATTATTCAGGTAAGCAAGTTCGCCCGTATCCGTGTCAAGGCCGGAGCCGCCGTCAACGCATACTGCTACATGATTGTAGAAGTGTAATCTAGTTTGTAGCTTGAACCCCCTCGCAGCCATGAGGGATAAGAATGTCAGCAACCAATGTACTTGAGAACGGTCTGCTCAGCCTTCTCTTCGAGAATGCAAACTACGCCAATGTAGGCGATGGGACAGGACTACGCGGTTCATCGACCGCTGGAGTCTTTTACATCAGCTTGCATACGGCGAACCCCAACGAAACCGGCACCCAGACAACGAGTGAAGCGGCTTATACAAGCTATGCTCGTGTCTCTGTTGCACGCTCGACCTCCGGCTGGACGGTTACTTCCGGTGTAGCCGACAACGACGCTGCGATTACTTTCCCAGCGGCTGGTAGCGGCCCAGAATCCGAAACCCACTTCGGCGTTGGTTCCGACACTAGCGGTACGGGCAACCTCTTTATCTGGGGAGCATTGACCGCAACGCTCGTCGTCAATACCGGCATTACCCCAGCATTCGCTATTGGGGCCTTAGACGTAACTTTGGATTAAGGAATCAACAATGCAAGTAGTTCTCCTACAGAACGTGATGGAAGGCGGCAAGCCGAAGATGAACTGGAGACCTGGGCGGACTCCGGTTGTCTTTGTTGCTGGAGCGGTTATTGACTGCTCCGAAGCAACCGCCCAGAAGTTTATTGAGCAGGGAATCGCCGCTCCTTTTGTTGCACCAGAAGTTGAAGTGGAAGGAGAGGTAGCAAATGCCAGCTATCCATAATAAGGAACCGTTGTTGACGCCACAGAAGATCGAAGTCTTCAGCCGTGGTGAAGTTGTCGTTCTCAAGATCGGTAATACTGAACTCGGAATGCACTACGAAGACGCCTTGCGGATCAGTCAGTTTATCCGCCTCCGTGCGAAGGAAGCCAAGACGCTCGCCGGGGATACCAGCAGGCACTGGTCCGCCGTCGGCAACCTGGAAGGAATCAAGTAGACCGTGGCACGCTTTGGTCGCCGCTTTCCGCCGAGTACACGCCTTAGCAACCCAAGGTTCTTTGGGGTTACAGGCGACCTAGCGGGCGTTGCCTACATCGCGTTCGCTGGTACAAAGGTTGCAAGTCCAGCGACGGCATCGGATGACAATAGCAACGGCGGTGTGCGTACCTGGTCGAGTCCGACGAGCATCTTTAGCAGCAACAATACCTACGCTGGAGTTACTGGAACCGGTGGACTCAAGCTATCGGGCTACTTGAGAGCAACGAACTTTAGCCCAGGACTGCCGTCAGGAACGATCGTTGATCGCATTAAGGTACGTATCGAGAAGTACGCTCTGTCGCTCGACGGTGTAACGGAAGATGCCGAGGTCAAGCTAATCGTCAACGGCTCGATCGTTGGTAATAACAAAGCAATCGCCGGGAACTGGTCGGCGGTGGAAGGTTATGTCGAGTACGACTACACAACCGCCGAATGGGGAGTCTCTACTAGCTCCGACGACTGGAACCTATCGAACTCTGGCGTCGTTCTCTCTATCAATATCGACGGCGATGTCGATAGTGCCTTCGTTGACCACATCGAGTTGACGTACTACGCCGCTCTAGTCACTGGGACGCTAACCGGCACAGGAGCCTTGCTTGGGACTGCTGCTCTAACCTTTACCGCTGGCTCGTCGGCACTAACAGGAGCCGGAGCCTTAGCGGGAACTTCAGCACTAATCTTTGGAGAAGGATCGTCTGTCTTAACGGCGGGTGGGGACATTGTAGGTACTTCGCTACTGGTCTTCGCCGCTGGTGCTAGTGCCCTAACTGCTAGTGGTGATTTAGTAGGCACCAGTGCCCTAATCTTCGGCTCTGGTTCGTCGTTTCTCTCTGGCGGCGGCGACACTGCCGGAACGACAACCCTAGCCTTTGGCTCAGGATTATCTAACCTAACTGGAGTCGGGGCATTAGCATCAGTAGCAGTCTTGACATTCGGGGCAGGGTCTTCGACGCTTACTGGTGGCGGAACCCTCGCTGGCAATACGACGCTGACTTTCGGAGCCGGTTCATCCGAGCTATCCTCCACAGCCCTGTTCGGCGTAGCCTCAATGACCTTTACGGCTTCGCTAACCGTCCCGACTCAGCCCGTAGTATTTGACGGCGTATTCGATGTGATCGACGAAGCCTATTACGTCTCACGAGTCATCAGCGAAAGCTACGTGACCTGCAACGTCCTAAACGAATCCTATGAGGCTGATTAGCCTAATGGCCATTACCGATCCATTTAAGATTTACACCAGTGAGCATAACTCGTTCACTTACCAGACAACCCTCGATCCGATCCAGGATAGCGGTGAATCCTATACAGGTTCGCTTCTGTTGGTCTTCGAGACACTAACGCTTACGCTCCGCGATGCTTCAACGGGAACGGTTATCAATAGCCGCGATGTGCAGAACGTGCTTAACACCAACGGCGTAACGCTCGACGATGATGGCTTGCTTATCTGGAGTGCAACCTCGGCGGATACGCCGATTATCACCAGTACGAAGAAGGGCAACGAGCTTCATATCGCGACGTTTGAAGCCCGCTATCCCGCACCAGGAACCGGTGATGCCGTCGCCTGGGATGTCTTCGTATATGTGCGTAACTTGGGAAAAGCGATCTAGGGGAAGGCGATCTAGTAGAAAGATGGAAAGGTCATGGTCTAAATGCCAATCAAGGTAAAGATCAGTGGAGTGGATCAAGTCCTCCAGGGACTAAGGCAACAAGCCATCAAGCAGCTAGGACAAGAGACGACGAAGACTCGCCGCGATGTGACGGTTGGCTACCGTGCCCCCTATGCCATCTTCGTCCATGAAAACTTGGAGATGAAGTTAAGAGGTCTACCCCGACGGAGCGGGATCGGTGTCTACTGGGGAACACCCGGAGGCTCTCGGGGTCAGAGTAAGTATCTGGAATATCCAGCCCGCTTCTTCCAGCCACAAATGACGAACATCGCGTTGCGGTCGATGAAACGAGGTAGGAATTTCCTTGAGGCTGTTTATGAAGCCGGGGTGTTTCTCCTCAAGGAAAGTAAGAAGATGGTTCCGGTGGAGCATGGCACACTCCGCGAATCCGGCTTTGTAGAGATCAAGAGATAATGTCCGGCGTATTACTACACTCACAAGCGCATATCGTCGCCGTGCTGCTGGCGGAAACCGAGATTGGTTCCGATCCAGAAGCCCTGGAGGATTGGCCGATCCATTGCGATGCCGAACCAGATACGCCGGATGCCGTAATTACCGTTTACAACACAACAGGAGTAACTCATGGACGAACGCACTGGGACGGAGAGACACAAGAGCACGAAGGTATTCAGATACGGGTGCGGGCCGCCACTGCCCCCGTAGGCTACGCGAAGATCAATGACATTAAAGTCATCATCGACGAAGACATCTACCTCGATCACGTCACGATCGACGGTACAACCTATCTTGTCCATGCCCTCACCCGCCAAGGGGGAATCCTTCCTCTCGGCAAAGATTCGCCTAGCAGCCATCGCAGCCTGTTCACGTTGAACGCAATCGTAGCTTTACGCTTGGCATAGCTCACCAATCCGTTCAAGCTACAGATTGGGATACTCGCAATCGTTAGCCTTGAGAATCACTTAATAGGAGAACGCGATGACTGCTCCAACAGCATCCACCAGGCTCACGCCGACCGGCATCAAGTTGCCGGATGGTTACCAATCGTTGATTACCTTCAGCCGTGACCGGGACGTATCGTTCTGGGAGAAAACGGTCAAGCCCCCAGGCCTCGACGGTGGTGACGCGATCGACACCACGACGATGCACAACGTCCTCTACCGGACGTTTACCTCACGGTCGCTCCAGACGATGACCGATGCAGCCACGACGGTTGCTTACGACCCAGCAGTGTTCTCGCAGATTCTTACGAACCTGGTGAACCAGCCTGGAGTTGTTACGGTCGCTTACCCCGACGGTTCGACGCTGGCCTTCTACGGCTACCTGCGGTCGTTTGAACCGAACGAACTGTCTGAGGGTGCTCAGCCAGAAGCATCGGTCACGATTACCTGCACCAACCAAGACCCGGTGACTGGAGCGGAAGAAGCCGCTGTGCTAACATCCGTTGCTGGCACCTAGTGCCGCAACTAGCTTGCTCGTCGCTGGTACATAGTTCGCCCCGAGTACCGTGGCCACTGTATTGGGCTATAAGCCACTAGCAGGGTGGGGGTGGGGTTATACCCACCCTAAGCCCTAATATTGGCTGTAATGGGCCAGTAGACGCCTTAGAACCAAACCATACCTAGCTGCTAGGGGGTTGGGTAGCTGCCTGGAACGCGGCGGAGCCTAAGACTACGTCGCCTAGAGAACCGCCCGGAATGATCACCCCAAATAGCCAGAAGTAAGTCCAGTTTAAGTCAGGGAGTACGCAGCAATGTCCAATGAATTCGATTTTAGCAGCCTGGAACTCATCGAGGTTCCTGTCAAGATCAAGGATAAGAGCTATGTATTGCGGGAGGCCTCGGAAGATGCGTCCGCAAAGTACCGCAACAAGCAGATCGAGTCCACGATCATGGTAGATGGTAAGCCGAGTGGGATCCGTGGACTCGCCGATGCGGGAGCACTACTGGTCGCCAGTTGTCTTTGGGTCAGGGATGAAAAGGGAGCGGAGACGGGTCAGGTGCCACTGAGCTTTGTCAAGGCTCTGCCCTACCGGATCTCCAAGAAGCTCTTCGAGAAGGCTAAGGAGATCTCGGAACTCAAGGATACCTTCAGCCGCGAGGAGTTGCTCAAGCAGAAGGAAGATATTGACCGACAACTCAGGGAGTTGACAATCAAGGAGGAGACGGGCAAGGATGTTTTGGGAAACGGGTCGAGCGATATGGTGGTTGGTTAGAGCTTGCCAGCCACTACCATGTCGCGATGCCGCTTGAAGAATGGATGAAGACGATCAGCCACCGGGAGTATCGCACCCGGCTGGAGTGGCTCAACCGACAGTGGAACAACCCATCGCTTGTCTGTCACTATCTGATGATGGTGGGGGCAGAGGTACGCCGGGTGCTTAGCAAGAAGCCGAACGAGATCCAATTGGACGATCTCCGCTTGAAATTCGGTGAAGAAGCTTCCGTGAAGGAACCGAAGACTCCAGCAGGGAAGCAGGCAAAAGCCGACCGGGCAAAGATGGGTTGGCTTGGAGCGGTTGGTCGCGTCATCCACAAGGTGATCAGCCGCGAGGAAGCGGAAGCGGAAGCCGAGGCTCAAGTCAAGTCTCAGGAAGAAACCAATGGCCGTCGGTGAACTTGAATCCATCGTTATCAAGTTAGTCGCTGAGACTCAGCAATACATGAGTAGTATGCGAGAGTCTCAGGAAGCGACCAAGCATCTTGCGTCGTCGATTCACCAGTCTTCCAAGTCGATGTCAGACAATATCGAGCGAGTAGACCAGAGTGCTCGTACTCTCGGTTACACGATGAACCTCCTGAAGTCCAGTATGGCATCGTTAGGTAGTGTCATCGGTATCACTAGTGCTTTGTTCAAGGCAGGTGAGTTTGAAAAGACCACGATCGCCTTCGAGACGATGCTGGGGAGTGCACAGGAAGCGAAGGCCATTCTTAGTGAGCTAACAAGGTTTGCCGCCGAGACGCCGTTCGAGATGCCGGAGATTGAGCAAGCCGCCCGAGGACTCATCCAGTTCGGTGAACGCGGCAAGGACTTGATGGAAACGCTGAAGATCCTGGGTAATGCGGCAGCCGGCACCAGTACCGACTTCAGTATGATCGCTTTGATCTTTAATCAGGTTCGCGGTGTAGGCAAGCTGATGACGCAGGACTTCCGGCAGTTGTCTACCCGAGGTGTCATTTCCTTGGAGGATATTGCTAAGCAGTTCAAGACGAATACCGAGGGTGCCCAGCGGATGCTTAGTGAAGGGAAGGTTTCCTTTGAAGACCTCCGGAAGATCTTCAAGTCTCTCTCGGCGGATGGTGGTCGGTTCGCCAACCTCATGGAAAGACAGTCCAAGTCGTTCTCCGGCTTGTGGTCAACTCTGAAGGACGACTTCGGTATTACGATGCGGACGCTTGGAGCTGAGCTACTCCCTGTCGCGAAGAAGCTCCTCGACGAAGTCCTGAAAATCACGACCTGGTTTAGAAACCTCAACGATGAAACGAAGAGGATGATTGCCCTCGCTCTGGGGGCCGCCGCTGCCTTCGTGGCCCTTGTTGGTGCTCTTAGCACAGCTTCATTCATCCTCTCCGGCTTGATCTTGGCGATGGCAAAGTTTGGGGTGGGCATCGCTCTTGTCAGTGGTGCAGTTTCCAGCTTCGTCGGGCTGATGGGTGGGTGGGAGAACGCCTGGAACGCGGTGAAG